CCCGCATGTCCGGCGTCGGATCGGTGTCGCAGGACCAGGAGATCACTCTCCATACGGTTCTGACGATGCCCTCCCAGACGGCGAGCATGCTGTTGGGACAGGTGGCCTCGGCTGACGAAGATCATTCGTCGCCCTGGATCACTGTGTCCTCCGCCACGTCGGTCGCCGTTGGTATCATGGTTTCGTTGCTCACGAACCAGACCATCGACGTGTCGACGCTCGTCAACGGGTTCAACCTCAGTCCGCTCTACATGGGCGTTCTGGGCGTCTGCCCGATTGATGCTGACGCGGGTACGTACGGTACCGATCACCCGCTCCCTCCGTCTAACGGTTAGGAGGTCGGTTGATGAAGAAACAAGCATACTGGGGTGGCGTGACCACTCTCGCTCAGGTGGGTGACCTCCTCGAGCACGTGCTTGAGGTCGTCGCATGGGCCAAGGCAAAGGCCCCTCGATGGGCCGTTGGGGAACGGGTCGAGACGCTCCAGCAGGAGCTATTCGGCCTATACCTCGCGGTCCATAGCGGCGAAAAGGATAACATAAAGGCAAATGCAGACCGTCTAGTCAGGGCCGCGCAAAGCGGTTCGATAGACGAGCAAGACTTCGAGATCCGCTGGAACATTACCCAGCTCGTCAAGAAGTTCGAGTACGGATGCACGATGACCCCGGATGCGGCGAAGGCGGCATTTCTCGAAAGAGATACCGCTCTAGCCAAGCGTCCGAAGTTGGACATCGAGCTCCGTTCCTGCATGAAGGCCCTCATTGCGCAGGCTCTGCCCTGCCCGGACGAATTCGGTAAAACCGAAGACGGCTGGCTGGACGACCTAAGCGATGGGAGGTTCAGTTCCGGCTCGGTGTATGAGGGCGGTGGCACATACTGGCACAAGTGTCAGATGGCCGCCGCCTTCGAAGCCGAGACCGGGATGCCTATATGGGATCCCCAGGCTCCGTTCCTATCGGGGGGCGTGGCCAAACTACATGCAGTGCCTAAAGACGCGTTCAAGCTTCGAACCATCACGGTCGAGCCTATAGCGCGGACATGGCATCAGCAGGCAGTCAGACGTACGATACTCCGCTCGGTCCATCGTGGTGTCCTAAGGGGCACCATCATGGATCAAACGCTGTCGGATCGGAATCCGACGGCGAGCGGAGTCGACGTCTGGGGACGCGGTCTGAAAAGATCGGAACCCCGACAGAAGGTCCTATGCTCGCGTGGGGCCCTAACAGGGGACTACGCGACGCTGGACTTGTCGAACGCGAGTGATACTATAAGCCTGGAGGACGTCTTAGACGTCTTCCCAGCATGGCTCACTCCACTCCTCGAGAAAGTGCGAACCCCGGCGGTTGAGGTGAATGGCGCTGTCCATGAACTGCACATGTATGCAGGGATGGGCAATGCCACCACCTTCGCCGTCGAGACGCTCTACTTCTGGAGTTTGTTCACCGCTGTCGCCAACATTGCATGCGGAAACTGGAACCTGGCCTTAGGCCGCCGGAAGGCGGACCCTCGGTGCGGGACGGTTACCGTATACGGTGACGACATCGTCTGCCGAAACAAGAATACACGATCACCGACTGCCAACCCGTGGGCTTGGAACTACGTCTTAACCAGGACGCCTATCCAAGTCAACGTGTCGAAATCGGGGATCTCGCGTGGGGGTGGGTTCCGTGAGGCTTGCGGCGAGGTCTCGTATTACGGGACTAGCTTGAGCCAAACGTACCACCTCTACGGTGCCGCGACAACCCGCGAGGGGGCCGCCCGGTACTGTGATCTTGCATCACGGTTACTGGACGAAACCCGCGCAGAGTTGCAGCTGCTAGGGTTCGCAATGTGTACGTGGCAGGGGGCGCCAAAGGCGCCCTACGTCCACGTGCTCTACAGCGAGGACTCGGCCGTGCTGGCCTATCGTGAGCCTTCAGTACGAACGTACTGGGCCTACGAACTGGCTAACTTGGTTGAGAGTCGGCGCCCCAAGTCGCGCTGGAACCGGGACCATCAGGTCCCGGAGATCCAGCTCGAACGGGTTGCCGCCCTTACTGTGCGAACCACCGTTCCGGCTGTTGCTGGGACGGGTGGGAGTGCGAGTTGGGTCGATTACCAGCTTGCTCTCCTAGGGCAGAGGACCAGAGCAGAAGAGGGGCCTACACGGCCGCGCTCTGAAAAGGAGCGCACCCTCTCATGCACCGTTCCTCACCGCACAAAGGTGAGGCGCTCGTGGGTCCCGGGCTGGGTCGCACCCAGTCCGTCTTAGGCCTAGTTAGGCCACGTTGACCGTACGAACACGGC